ACTGATCCGGCTATATTTGTTAAAATTAAACGAAAATTAGAAAATCAGGGAATAAATTGTGACAGCTGGTAGACCTACAAAATACAATGCTACGTTCCATCCGAAATTGGTTGAGGCTTATGCGCGGCTGGGAATGACAGATGTGCAAATAGCTGAAAAGTTCGAAATATCCGAAAAGACTTTAAATACCTGGAAACAGAAATATCCGAAATTTCTTCAGTCCATGCAGGCCGGAAAAGAAAAAGTTGATGATCAAGTAGAAGCAGCATTATTAAAAAAGGCACTCGGTTTTGATGACCCTGATGCGGTGAAGATTTTTCAATACAACGGCGGAATAATAGAAGCGCAATATGTTCGAAAAGTTGATCCTGATTATAATTCAATCCGTTTATGGTTACTCAATAGGCGTCCGAAAAAATGGAGAGATAAAGTTCATATTGAGGATGATACGGACTTCTCCAGGCAAAAGGACAAATTAGATAAGATTCGAGAATCCGCTTTAAAAGAAGATGACAAAAAATGAAAATATTACAGATGGAGATATTTATAATTTTATCAAGTGGCCTCATTTATTTGGCCATTATATTGGCTATGATAAGTTAGCACATATTCATGGTCAATGGATCAAAGATGTATTCTACAGGAGGACGTTAGAGTCTTTGCAGGCACACAGAGGAAGTTATAAAACTACTGCTCTTATCATTGTTGGGGCAATCTGGTATTTGATGTTCATCAATGCTGACGCCACAATCGGCACTATTAGGAAATCCGATGATGAAGCGCAAAAAATAGGGAAGACTGTCAAAGAACATTTTGAATCAAAAGAACTTTTGCTTATCGCGAAATACCTTTACGATTCAAAAATAAAAACTCTAAAAACATCGTCCTGGTCGAATTCATCTTTTACTATTTCAATTAAAAAAAGCAAGACGCCGGAAGGTTCTTTTGAAGCGAGGGGAAAGTCTTCGTCGTTGACCGGGACACACTATGACATAGTCTTGCCGGACGATCTCATAACTTTGAAAGATAGGACTTCAAAGGCAGAGCGTGAGAGCACATTTGATGTAGTATATGAACTCCAAAACAATATCGTCAACCCGAATGGCTTTATATTTTATTCAGGCACACCGTGGCATAAGGACGACGCCTGGAAAATAATGCCGGAACCAGTGCGGTATCCTATAGGTTCATTGGCATTACCGCACATAACGCCTGAATTTATAGCTGACAAAAAAAGAAGCAACACGTCATCTCTCTATGCAGCAAATTATTTATTGAAGCATATCTCTGATGAAGATGCCATTTTCCCGGAGCCTGAAAAAGAAAAATGGCCTGAAAAGAGATTTAAAAAAATTAGCGCATGGCTTGATCCATCATACAGGGGCGAGAATACAACAGCACTTGCGTTATATGGATTTTGTAACAATAAACATTATGTTCGTGGGTGGGTGTGGCCGGATAGTGTTGAAGCATGTTACACAAAAATAATCAATCGTCTAACGGAATATAATTGCGGCACTCTATACGTAGAGACTAACGCGGATAAAGGTTTCTCAGCACGTGATCTCAGGATTAAATGGCCTGCCGTTATAGATAGAAACGAGAGTATGAACAAGCACATAAAAATAATATCACATTTAAAAAAAAATTGGGATGATATTATCTTTGCAGAAGATTGTCAGGATGAATTTTTAAATCAGATTATGGATTACCAGGAGGGGGAAGAGCCAGACGACGCGCCGGATGCGTTAGCTGCCTTGCTTAGAGAGATGAAGATTTATAATATAGACGAGATTTTGCATAGGAGATTTGCTATATGATTATTGATAATAATATAGAACAAAAAATAATTGAAATGATTAAGCAATTAAATACAGATATAAAAGAAAATAATCTTAAAGACGAGGATTTTTGTATAGTTGTTTTAGTTAGTGGTGATTTTTTCCCAAGTAGGATTAGATTTATATATAAAAATCTTATTGAAATGGGAAAAAAATTTAAAAATGATGTTATTAAAATTGATAGTATATATGATATAAATGTTAAATTATGGATTTATGATTAAAACAATATACATTTAAAGGTGAAATAATATGAAATACAAACAATGGCGGCAGTACAATAAAGCCGTTAAAACAATAGAAAAATTACAAAAAAGATTTGATGGCTTATACGATCCACTAACGTCCAGGGGTTCATCTGATGATAGGACTACACGGCTTAGAGGTCGTGGGGCATCTCGCACGTGGGGCGAACATTTAGAGCTTTATAAATCGAATGGGTTTATACAAAATATAATTGATGTACCAGCTAACGATGCTATACGAGAATGGATAACTATAGAAACAAATCTTGATGAACAATATAATATTTCACGTATGATTCAAACACGAATGGATGAATTAAAAGTTCGTGAAAAAATGAGGGACTTAATCCGTTATGCACGCATGTATGAAAAGGGGTCATGGTTATATTATGGAGTTATCGCGGAAGCACCACAAGATTATAAATTGCTTAAAGAACCTCTGCCGATGAATACTTTGAAATATGTAGATTTCATAAACGTTATCGACAACCCTGATCGAGTTTCAATATTAGAAATCAATCAAAGCGAACCTTTGAAAAAAGATTATCATGAATATAATTTTCTGATCTCTGGTTTTGAGACACATAAAAGTAGATTCTCCTGGCTGGTCAATAATTTCATACCAGAAGACAAAAGAGGAATGTCACAGATTGATATTATATTTGATTCTATATCCGCGCAGGACTCGGCGCTCTGGTCGACCTCAACTATGGTGCAGGACATGGCAACAAAGATTTTCAAGTCTGATCTTATAGCAAATTTGGAGCCGACAAAAAAAGCAGAACTTCTTTCAAAATTAAAACATATAATGACGACACTTTCGTCTATCGTGTTGACATCAGATGAAGATTTCCAAAAACTTACATATAACGTTACTGGCATACGGGAAATATTTGAGTTTATATTCGACAATCTTGCAGGCGTTTCCAATATACCAAAGAACATTTTGCTCGGCAAGGCACATGGAGTTGTAACGGCTGGAGAATATGATACGCTTAATTATTACGCGCAAATTTCTAATTATCAGGAAAATTATTTAAGACCTATTATCGATAAAATAATTAAATTGATTCTGCATGAGCAGTGTGGAGAAATATATAGAACTGTTGGCAATGTAAATGAAATTGATTGGAAATATGAATTCAATTCCTTGTGGACTCTTGATCCTATTTCGCAGGCCGATGTTGATCTAAAGAAATCTCAAAGAGATGAGATTGATTTTAATATCGGGAAGGCCAATAGTGAAGAGCTTAGAAATCTTGATGAACGTTACTCGGAGCTTGAAGATTTTGAGACAGAAGCGACGAGAGAAATTGATAAAATAGTGGAAGAGGAGGAAGAGGAATTTAAGAATGAAGCTAACATCAATAAATAATATTCTTAAAATAATAGGATTAGTTTTATTAGTTATTGTTGAAGATGAAGAACCATCAGAAATAATTTTGATGTCACGTAAAAAATTTTTATTTTTATACAATAAAACTCATATAGAAGAAGGGGAATAGGAAAAGGAAGAGGAATGAAAAAGATAATTATAATTTTAATGTTGGTTGGATTGCTCGGCTGCTCAACTACAATCAAAGAAAGCAGAAGTAAAAATTTGCCTAAGCATAATGTTGTTGATTTAAAAAAAGGTTATGTGGTGCTGAAGAATAATAAAATCATTTATTTCAACAAGGCTATATTTACATGTAACACCAAAATGGTTAGGCTTGAATCGGAAATGATACGGCAAACAATTCTCTGGATCAATATAAAAAAGATAGTTATATATAATTAAATGAAAAGTAAATATCCAAAACATCTTGAAGCTGAATACGAAAAACTTTTAGGCAATGCCGTCTTACGGCTTGCCAGGTTTATGATCCCGGCTATACGAAAAGAATTGAAAAAGTCTGCTAATGACATCAAGACCGACGCTGATTTCACTGAGTTTCTCAATAGGCTTATGGATGGCATCAGGGAAAAACTTTTACGCTCAGGCTACCTTTCCAGGCGCATGGATCAAATAGCATTGAATATTCAGTCATGGGTGAACAGGCAAACTATAAATATATTAAAAAAGAAAGACGCTCCGAAAACTTCTATAGAGTTATCGATAGCAGGAATAGAGAATTTAAAAGAGACTGCAATTCTTCCTGAATTTGTAAAGAACTTTAGAATTAGAAATTTAGAGTTAGTAGAAATAGCTGGCAATGAATACATTGACGGCATATATAAGATAGCAGAACAGGGATTTATAAAAGGTGAATCTCTCAAGACTATGACTGAAGGCATGAAGGAATTTACTGGAGAGAATGTTAATAAAGCTAAGTTTTGGGCACGGGATCAGGTCGGCGATGCCTACGCGGAATACAACAGGAATGCGCAGGCGGCCGCAGGACTAACTCACTATAGATGGAATACGGTAGGCGATAATAAAGTTAGGGGCACTGACCCAAAAGACGAAACGAGTCACGTTGAGCTTAATGGAAAAATATTTTCATGGGCTGTTGGTGCGATCAGAACGGGACAACTCAGTAAGCCGGGGGCCCGTCATCCGGGAGAAGATTATAACTGCCGTTGTTGGCCTGAACCGGTATTGCCGGGAGAAAAATAAAAAAAGAGGGGAATAAATGAATAAATATTCTTTCGAAATGTTTTATGATTATTATAGAGGTTGCTCACAACGTGAGCTTGAGCGCAAATATAATTGCTCAATGCGAACGATCACATCATACTGCAAAAAAATTATGACTTATTTATT